TGTAGAGTCCGTCTGAGCGACTGTTTAGAGGCTCAAGCTGAAAGTCGTTAGCGCCCCAGACTACATAAGTGTCGCCAACCTCGTCAGTAGAAGATACCTGTGAGATTGAAATAGCGTCATCAATAATTAGGTTTAGTGCGTCAGTAGCAGCGTAGTTTCTAGTAGCTGTTCCAGAGTTTGAAAAGGTGCGAGCTGTAAAGCCATCAATCATTCGTGAGGCAGACTCAATAGCTGTTTCTAGGAGCGTGTCGTCAAGATTGTCTGTAATGCGAAGTGAGGCTTTGACTTCTGTAAGTGTGGCGTAGCCATTTGTAATTGCCATAATGTTCCTATTCTACTGCTTGATGGATACGCTCTAAAAGCCCAGCTCTTGCCTGACTTTAGCGATGTGTGCAAAACCTATTTGGTCGTTTGAGGCTGGCCTACCAACGCCACTCATAGTGACCCTGCCATAACCTAAGTCATGGACAATTCTAATAGTCGAAGCGTGAAAGGGTTTAGCACCTGCGGCTACGCACCGAATGTAAAGCTCCCAGTCATCGTAGATAGCACCTTTGGTGTGTCCACCTGTGCGCTCAAATAGCTCTCGCTTGATTGGTGCAGCACCAGGGCAAGTCATCTCATAAGGTAGCTTTTCAGGTATCCAGCGGCCTTCCATGATTGAGCCATTGTGCTTTATCTGTAACTTATCAATGTAAATGTCACAGCCTTCTTGATCCGCTTGCTCTAGCTCGTCAAAAGCACCAGGTAGGTAGTGGTCGTCAACATTACAAACTGAAATCCAATCGGTAGTCTGCTTGGACTGAATAGCCAGCATGAAGTCAGCAAACTCACCTTCCATCTCTATTGGTTTAGTGATTGCCTTGTAGTCATCAGGGATAAGCGATTCAACATAGTCTTTGTTTTGACTGTCATGACAGATAACGATTGCATCAGGTTGTCTGTTTAGGCTTTGAACACCAGCCCACCATTGGGGCATGAACTCGTTATAGGCTGTGCCAAATAAGCTGACACCAATACCAATGGTTAGGCCAGAGCTGTTTCCCAAAACAATTCCTTTGACTTAGTGATTAGGTCAGTCAAGACAGCAGGGTCGCGCCAGTTTGGAACTGAGGTAATGCCGGCATGGTCGTTGGTGTGAACCTCGCAACCTGAAAGCACAGCCTCAATGATTACCCTTGGTTCGCCGTCAAAGCCGTTAGGCAACAAGACAAAGTGCTTAGCCCTGCTCATTGTTTCCAGCACCTCAGCCCTTGGCTTGTCGGTCATCATCACCAATGGAATCCCTTGCTCGTTTGCCCAAGCCTGTGCCTCGACTGGCCCTTTCTGTTGGTGCATCCTTGCTGCCCATAAAGCAAAGTTTTCTTTTGGCTTGACACTCATCTCAGTCGGGTCGAGCGATGAAAGAATCCAAGTGGCTTTCTTGGGTGATGTCCAAGATAGCTCTAGCTCTAAGTGTTTCGGTGTCTGCGCTATCAAGACCTTGGCTGAATTGATTAGCATTGATCGTTCTAAGGTTTGAGTTTGTAAATGCCTGACTGCTACCACAGGCTTCTTGCGAGCTAACTGATTCATAGCGTAAGGCGATAGCAAGTCTGTGCCAGTGATGATTACCTGGTCGTAAGCCATCGCCTCTTTCCACCTATCAGGTGTAATGATGTCTAACTTGACTGGCGGGTCTTTGAGCAAGGTGTCATCGCTCATCTCAGCTCCACCAATTAGCTTGCCGTCAATCGGCAAGTGGTGTGACACCCAGGCAATCACAGTAGCTTCTTTAGTATTGGAATCCAGCTCTCATCCCAGACCTTCTCGACCTCGAACTGGCTAGCAAAGTCAATGGCAATCTGTGATGGGCCACGCTCAGCTTTGTAAGCTTCTTCAAGTGCGTTGACCAAGCTAGATACATTTGGTGTCATCCACCAAGCGTCTTGACCAGCATCCCAAGTTAGTTGTCCCTCAGTCAGCCAAGAGTCAGAACTTACTAGATCAGGTGTTGCCGCCCAGTTAGAGCCGATTACTCTAGTGCCACAGGCTTGAGCCTCGACTGATGGAACGCCAAAGCCCTCACCCAAGCTAGGTGCAAGCAAGACATCCATCCTTGTATAAAGAGCAGCAAGGTCAGCCTTAGCCAAACCGAATCGGTAGTCTTGTGGGTTTGGAAAGATTACTTGGTCTTTCTTTACTCCCAGTGATGCAAGGATGTTTAGCAAGTTCCAGCCACCCGACAAACCGAATGAGTCAGTGTGAAGATAAAGAACTGCGTCAGGCTTGTCTTTGGCAAAGATACTAAAGGCAAGAATCAGCTCGCCATAGGCTTTGCGGTGAACTAGCCCAGATGCCTTGTTAGCGGCAACAACACCAACCATAAAAGTTTCAGGTGTCAGACCAAGATACTCATTTATGCCATGTTTGCCGATTGTGTAGGTTGGCTTGTAAACCTTGGTATCTATTGCGTGTGGTGCGTACTCACACTCAATATCTTTGGCTGTTAGTTGTCTAACACCATGAGGCGACATAGCAACTGGCGTGACATTCTCTTTCTTTAGAAAGTTCTCTACGCCTGGTGGCAAAGTCACATGGTCAAGTGGTGTCCAAGCAGCGATTGGAAAGTCATCATACTGCTTTGACTTCATTACCCAGACATCGTAAAGGCTGATAAGCAAGTTGGGCTTATCTTTATCGGCTATAAAGGTCTTGTGATCTTGAGGGCCAGAGTCGTTTGAGTATTGGTCTAAACCTCTTGGGTAATGTGGAATTTTTCCATAAGGCGTATTGATTACGCCTGGTATTCCCTCAAGGCCATAGTTGGAAAGCATTGCCACATCTAGGCTTGCTCGCTTGAGTCGGTCAACCAGCATTGTGACCTGTTGGCCGTATCCGGTTGGTGCGTTGTAGCTGTTAGACCAGACGCTTACTGCTCCAGTCAGTTTCTCTTTATTTGTAGGCATAGATAAACAATAGCAAAAAAAGACAGTGGGCCACAGTCCTACGCTCTGTGACCCACTGCCAGCTTTTTGACTGGGGGCTAGATTTAGCTAGCTCCACCCTTGAAGTACCCGATGTGGGTAGCGTGAGTTAATCCACCATCAAGGCGAATCAATCCCCGGTAAGTCACAGTGTCTGTGTTGAAAGCGAAATCGGTTGACTGGTCAACGCGGATTCCACCTGCAACCCGGACCTTAAAACTCGGGAGATGCCCAAAAAGCACCGACTTCGTTCCAGTTCCTACTGCTGCGACATTTGGGTTCTCGTACACTGGGTAGCCAAGCAATGTTGCTGGCTGACCAGGAACTGCTGAGTTAGTCCAGATGTAATTACCTGCACCATCCTTTAGCTTACGAGCTGCTGCGATTCCAGTCTTGCTCATCTGGAAGCCTAGGCCTGGTAGTACGCGAGCGCCATCGGCGATTCCGTAAACAAGGTCAATTAGGTTCTCGTATGAAGCAGCACCGGATACACCAGTTCCACCAGTTACAACCGAACCAGCAGCGTCAGCTAGCTTGGTGGTTAGAACTGAGTTAGCCTTTAGACCCAAAGAGGTTCCAAGCTGTTGTGCGATGTAGCTGGTGATGTTGAATCCTGCGTCAGAAACAAGTTCCTGTGCAACCTGGACCAAAGCACCATATTTCTCAGCTCCAAGAGTGATGGATGAGAAGGTTGGGTTTGACTCAGAGATAGTTCCTGCTGCTGCAACAGAACCAGAGGTTGAAGTTGCGGTAACAGTTGGGATTACTAGGTTCTCACCAGAGGTGGTGTTGAAGATTTCAGAAACAGTTAGCATTGGGCCAACTAGCTGTGCAATCTCGAATACCTGGTCGTAGAAGGACTGTCCAACAGTGTTAGCTGATGGAACTAGAGTGCGAGCCTCGCGGCCAAACTCGTGTCCTCTAATTTCGCCCATAGCGATTGAGCGAAGAATGTCAGCGTCAGAGTTTTCTGCAACTGGCAATGATGGAACAAATGAAGCTGCTGCCTCAGATGCGCGAGCTTCGCGATCTGCTAGCTTGCGAGCGGTTTCGATAGCTGTATCAGCCTGATCAATGTCAGCCTCAATACGAGCAATCTTTTGGTTCTCCTCAGCAGATAGTCCACGCTTCTCAGCCTGTGCAAAGTCAAGAACTTCTCTTGCCTGTGCGATTAGGTTGTTGCGGGCATCTGTCTGTGACTTGATAAAGTCGGACATGATTCTCCTATAAATGATTGATTTGGGTTTCCTGCGGTGCTGACACTCAACAGATACAGCGGTGCTTACACTCAACTGATAACAACAATTTTATAGGCAAAAGAAAACCCTAGCTCAGAAAGGGGGCTGAGCTAGGGTTAAAGAAACTCTATCGGGTTTCTTTACTGTCCACAACCCTTGCTTCTTTGGCTGGGTTGTAAGAGTTCGTGTTGTCAAGCTCCCATACTGCTTTTGCTAGATCGTCTGCCATTTCAGCGATTACGCCAACCGAAGGGTTGCCAGCAGCTCTTAGGATTGCTTTTTTGATTTCTTCTTTGTTAGCCATTTTTATATCCTTTTCATTAGAAGGTCGAACTGCTTTTGCTTTAGGTCTAGCAGGTCAAGGCCGTTCTCAATTACTTCTTCAACCTCTGGCTGAGCCTTTAGCTTGTTTACTACCTCAGTGATTAGCTGTGCGCTTTTGTCGTCAAGTTCTTCACCGGACTCTAGCCTTAGTAGAGCGTCTGCTAGCTCGTCAGCATTGATGCTTGGGGCTGACCGAACTGTCGCTGTTGTTGCGCTATATGCTGGAAAACTTACGATGCTTGCCTCGAACAAACGGACTGACTCCAAAGTTCTTGTCTGACCATCTCTTGACCAAGAATCTTTGATCACATTGAAACCGAAACTCATTGAGTCAATTACCTTGGTGCGAAGTAGCTCGGCAATGTCGCGGCCTCTAGTTGTGTTTGGAAGCTTGGCGGTAACTCTTAGTCCGACTTCATCTTCAACAAGTTGCATAGTGCCACCTCGGAGAGAAGCCAAAGGCTCACCCGAATCGTGATTCCAAAGTAGCTTTACCTCGTTGCGAGATTGTAGAGAACGCTTGAAAGCACCAGGGGCAACATACTCGATGAAACCACCCAAGTCCTCGGATGGGGAATTGAATACAGAGGCGTAGCCTGAAAAGGTCATGCCATCACCCTCAGCCCTGACCTCAAAGTCAACGCTGTTGGTTCTTACCTCTGGCTCTTTAGTCTGAGCCTGTGGGCCATCAATCTTTAGCTGGATTGCTCTAGCTACATCAAGCCACTTGTTTTTATTGTCCATGCTGTTCGTTTCCTCTGCTCTGATTCTAGCAACAACCGAATCAGCGTAGTCTTTAGTCCGTTGTGCTGCTCGTTTGCTTGGCCCTGATCCCCAAAGCAAGTGTGCGACCACACCGGCAGATGGATAGTTATCAGAGTCTGGGTTTGCGTCTGGCGAGTCAAGATCAACTAGGTGACGAGCAATCCAAGCGGCTAACCGAATCCACTTGTCGTCAGATACTTGACCATCAGCCATGTCCCTAGCTTCGCTAACAGTTTGAGCTGTCACGCCATCTCCAGCTAGACCTTCTTCGTAATACTCAAGTCCACGCCGAGCTGCTGCTCTCATGTAAGCAGGGGCTTCTTGGTTTATAGCTCTAAAGTCGTCGGTACTGTCATTCATTGGCTCATCCATAGGTTCTTCGACTTCTTCAACCTCGTACGCAATCATCTTTGGTGTTGGTATCTTTTCCAACTGAAAAACATTGATAACCATTAGCTTGTCGGTTGGCTCAAAGATTCCTTCTTCGTATTCAAACAACCGAACCACAGCAAACTGCCCTTCGACCATAACAATCTGAGCAGCTACTTTAGGGTCAAGTGGTGACCAAGAAACATAGTCATCAATAGCTAGTGAACCAATGGCAGCTCTTTCGCCAACAAACTCTGTATCTTCGTCAATGCTGATAGCAACTGCCTGATCAATAGCAGACTGCTTAGAGTCGTGACAAGCAATAAGCTCGCCATCTTCTTTTTCTACTGCCCAGTTAGGACACTCTGAATTACTGTCGGTTATGTAATAAGGCATTTCTATACCTGCTTCATCCAGTGAATAATGTGGTCTGCTTTGCCAGATACAGCATAAATCTCTTGTGAGGCGTACATATCAATTTGCATTGTTGTTAGCTTCTCGATACCTAGGCCATTATTGATAGTTACACTAGGGCCACCAATGAAAACCTTTGCGGTGTTATCGGCATTGTGAACTGTCAACCGAAAGTCGCTATTGCTAGTGCCGTCAACAAGAGTTGCGGTAAGCCCAACTGTGGTGTGACCGGTGCTAATGCTCAAGATTAGACCTCGTAAACGGCTTCTGGGTCTGCTGGGTCTATCTGAGCGACACCTTGTAGTTGAACTGAAGGCAAACCTGTGTGAGCAATCTCTGGCAAGCCAAGAGCAGATAGAACCTCAGCAGGTGAAAATCCTGACTGGACTAGCTGAGCAACCATGTAAATCTTCTTCTCGTTGGTAATAGTTTCGGTGTCAGCCAAAGCGATGTTGGCTAGTGGCACTCGGTATTGGTCACCCTGATCTACTGGTGGCATGTCCTCTAGTCTGCGAATGTCGTTAGTGGAGTAGAAACCAGCTTGTGCGCCAACTGAGTATGACCGAACCCTAGCTTCTAGGTCAGCTCTTAGTAAGTCGTTGAACTGAAACTTGATAAAGGCATCACCTGGTAGTAGGCGTGAGAAAGCAGCCTCTACCTTCTCGGCTAGTGGTCTAAGTGTCATAGAAACAAATTGAAGGTTGTTTTGTTCAACCGAAGCGTAGCTTGCTGTGCCAGGAACGCCTAATAGGTGTAGTGGCACATTGAAAGCTCTTGCAATTTCTTCTACTGCAAACTTGCGTGACTCTAGCGCCTGTGATGATTCAGGGTCAGTCTGAGTTGAAACAAACTTAGCCCCACCAGAAAGAACACCAGTCTTGTGTGCGCGTCTTGAGCCGTTGCGGTGTCTTGCATCAAAACCATCAGCAAGCTGTTTTGCTTGTTCTGAAGTTAGGTTGCCAGGGAACTCGATAACGCCAGCGGCAGAAGCGCCAGTACCGAAGAATCGTGCTGCGTAATCGGATAGTGCAATGTTTAGACCGAGTGACTGCTTTAGAGTTTCTACTCGGCTCATTCCTTTTAGTTCGCCTGGCAAGATAAGGTCAACGATGTGAATAATCTCATCACCTGAAAGTGGTTTGTTCTCACCTTGATAGATGTAAACCTTGCGACCAATCTTGGAACGCTCGACTTCTACCTTTTCGGGGTTTAGGTTTACTAAGTTGACTACTTGACCTTGTGCATCGCGGAAAACGCGAGTGTAAGAGTTGCCATGTACGAGCAAGCTTGAAAAGACCTGCTGAAAGAACGCTGCTCTTGTGCTTAGGTCAATGTCAGGCTGATCTAACCAAACAGGTCTGGGGTTCAAGGGTCGGCGGATTGGCCCGATTCTTAGGTAAGCCCCACATGGCAAAGTTGAAATGGTGTCAGAGATAAGACTGACTGCTGAAAAGAAAGCA